TCCGTCAAGAGTGTTGTTGTCGTCAAACACCTCACTGTAACCAGACTTTTCGATGATCTTGTTCTTGATTTCTAACTGTCTTTTCTCTCGCTGAATACGACGCAGAAAAGCGTAATGAATAATCTGAGTGAAATACGCAAAGGGATTCTGGGATTTCTCTGGGTTAAAATTATGTATGTACTGAACGCAGTTCTCAATGCCATCAGAGATCATATCCTCTTTGAACATATAGTTCACAAAGTTTGGTTTGAATGATAAATGATTTGCGATCTTCAAAAAACAATCACCAATGTAGCGAGGGATAACTGGTTTTGGAAGACCCTTAGCTAGTGCAATCTCTTTATCTTCACGATACTTAATTAATGCTGCAAGGAACTCTTTATTATTTACATAATGTTCCGATCTTTTTCTTCTTGTCATGCCTGGTTGTATCATAAGTTTATCTCATAATATGTATAGATTATACCATTAACTTAAATGCTTGACAAGGTATCAAAAGTCATATAGACTAACTCTGTCAGGGTTGATTAGATAAACTATAGCTCTTCAGAGCTTTTCTTAAATATCTTCTCTAAAAGTTCTTTAGTATCATTAACTGTCCCTAGATATCCCATATCGCGACTTAAGTCAGCTTCATTATTTTTATTTTTATCTGCTCTACGGATATAATCTTGATACATCATAATCATTTCTATATCATCTGATTCGGACATTGTTAGAACATCTTCTAGTCTGATAATAAACATATCATCACTAGTTGTTTTTAACCATGGTTCTAATTTATACCCTACCGTGCCACCTCTGGATTTAATTTCATTAATAGTGATTGGATTGGATAATATTAACATTGTCCTATCTTCTTCTTCAGAGGCAGCAACCTTTGAAAATATTTCCTCACCTGATCTTAACTTAATTGTTGCATAAAAGTCGTCTTCCATCATACCTTTAATTGAATAGTGATTATGTCATAATTAAACTTTTCTTCGTTATAGATTTTGATTCTTTCTATAAAATGGTTTAATGTGTAGTTTCGTCTTGACTTGGTGGAACAATCATCTGAGATATCATATAATGTTGCCTTCACCTTTCCTTTTCCTTTTCTAAGAACTCGTCCAATACTCTGAAGATTGCGGATTCTGGATTTACTTGGAGAGGCAAAGATAACATTATGGAGGTTTTTAATATTGATACCTGTAGAAAAAGTTCCATAAGATGCGACGATAACTGCATTGTTTTCTCGCTCAGTTATTTCCCTTACCAATTCTCGTTCTTCAGCATTCACCCCACCATGTACAAAAAATACTTTGTGGTCTTCACTCTTGTTCTTATTTATCTTTTCATAGAGTATAGCACCATGGTTCTCGACTCTTTGGAAAAGCACAAGTGTATTCCCTTTAAGATCAAGTGCTAGATTTTTTATAAAGTTGTTTCTTTGCTCATGTGATATCAAATACTCAATCTCATCATTATATGTTTCAAATGTTTTTGGATGGTGTTTGAGTATCAGACACTGAATATCTAACTGAGATAAATGTCCCTGCCTCATCAATTCATCAGTTCGAGTAACTTTATATGATGGACCAAACAATCCCTCTAACACCCACTTATGGGTCTGTGTGCCGTCTAATGTACCCGTGAAACCAAATCTATACTTTGCATGATGAAGTTTAGTCATGATTTGTATCAAAGACTTAGACTTGAATAAATGTGCTTCATCGCCTATAATACAACCATAGTCTTCGAAGAAAGATCTATCAAGTTTGTATACAGATTGCCAGGTCGTAATAGTAACTGGGGCATCATTACTTTTTTCTTTTCCTGAATAGATACGATGGCAATATGAGTCAGCATTCCAACCATAATCCAGAAAATCCTTGTACATCTGCTCTACAAGAGATGTCGTGGGAACAACTAAAAGAATTTTTTCTCCTTGGTCAACGTAATATCTTACGAGAGAATAAATCATCAATGATTTGCCAGAAGCAGTGGGGCTTATCAATAGCTTTCTATTGTGCTTTAAAGCTCCGTATACTCCCTCAATTTGATATTTCCGTGGAGAGTGAGAACAAATAGAGTTCATGTAATCTTTAACACCCTCCATAGAGATGTGTTGATTCTCCTCATATGGAGCACCATAGAACTTATTATCTTCAAACTTATAAGTGTATCCGTAGTTCTCACAGAATGAAACAATCTTATCTAACAGACCAACATAGATCTGCTTCGATCTCATATCATATAGATGGATTTCTCCGTTCCAATTTCTACCACGATACTGTGGCATGAACTTTGCATTGGGAACTTCGAACTTAAAGTGATCTCTAAGTTCATATTCAATATGTGGTTCAGTATTGATTTTTAAAAATACTTCGTTTGATTTTGATATAACAAGATTTGCTGTTGTATCAATCACATAGATCCATTCATCTATGAATATTTATCACATATTATTGAACTGATATTCTAAAATCATTTTATAAAAATTATCTCTCATAGAAATTAAATCTTCTTGCTCTTGAGGAGCACCACCAGACCACTTATCTACAGCCTGTGATAATCCTTTATGAATTAAACGAACTGCTTGAATGTTTAATTCTATTGACCAATACTCACCATCGTCATCTGTGTCATACATCACCCTAACCCCGCATTGAATCTCATGAACTCAATCGCATTTTTGATTTGATACGTTCTGTTGGTTACTTGCTTAAGTATACTCTCAATGTATGTGAGCATTGTATCATAGTAATCAATTTTTAAACAGACAGAAGAAAGTTTCTCATCTGCATCAAGATACTTTTGCATTGTATCTTTATCACGAATCTTTTTTGGAAAAGGTTTTTCTATATAAACCTCTGGGTCTGCCTTACCACTAAAATATTCATATCTTTCATGACGGATATTTTTTCTTTGCTGCTCCGCTTTCTTTCTCATTAGAAATATGGTATTATATAACTCAAAGTACTTCGCATGAAGAGTAGGAATATTTGTAGATTCTGTATGTAGATTGTCCATATCAATCTTGGAATCTTTTTCCCACATTTCTTGAAGTTTATCAAGATCGATCATAAAGGAGTTCCTTGCATATCACATATCGTGTATATAGTATACTTGAAGGACACGTCTGCTGTAAAGTACTCTTGATCAGTCTGGGTAGCATCAAAGGTCAAAGTCGATAAATCATATGGAAATAAATCCTTGAAGAAGATTTGATGTGTGGGAACAAGATTACTTGAAAGAATATTTAAAGTTCCGTCAGAGTAGATATTGTCACCATCATTAATATATCTTCCGAAAACTTCTGCCTCGCTTTCTAAATTTTCAAATTGATCTAAACTCTCTGGATATCCTAATCCACGAATCCATCTTTGGATCTCCATATAATTTCCAAGATCTTCATCAATCATGAATCTGAGTTGAAGATCACCAAATTCTATTGTATCTCCTGGAACAGGAATAGGTCTCAAATAGTTTGGTTGAACAGTCACACCCAAAGTCATATTTGGGATATTAACCTGATTACAAAAGAATGCAGCTTGAGGAGACCTGCGAAGAGTAAATCTAAATCCAGTAGGATTTAAATAATTTCTATTTTCAATTTGACTTGTTGTTCTTTTTACAGGTTCTCTTCTAATAGCCACTGTTATCAACCTTCATCAACAATAATTGCTCCAGTCCATCCACCATTAGTTCCATCATCATTAACGAGAAGTGCAGAGGGATCAGCATCATAAGTTTTTCTATCATCGAACTTATCAGTCCAACGACTATCTCCTTTATAATAAACTGTAATTTCTGCAATTAGTGCAGAGGGTTTTTTAATGTGATACGCCATTTTTTTAAAGGACAATATTGACTATTTATCAGGCATAAAAAAAGACCCCCCGAAGGAGGTCTTGTAACTTTGTGTATCCGATGGATCACATAAGGTTCTTAACAGTGACTCTTCTGTAGTAACGGTTTCCGTTAACTGTGAGAGCGCCGCTGCCTTGGGTAAGACCCTCAGCGAATGGATTAGCAACCATGCCGTAGCGGGTCTTAAATCCGATTTTGGGCTGGAAGGAGTTCTCGCCGACAGCACGTACCATCTGGAGGGGTACATATGGGCAGTAGAACAGACCAGCGTCATAAGGAGAAGTTCCCTTATAACCAACAACGTAGTACTGGTTAGCAGCACTGTTTGCAGCATAAGGATCGATGTATACACGATACTTACCTTGGAGAACACCAGCGAAGGTGTTACCGGTGTCATCAACGTTAAGGTTAGCGTTGAGTGCAGGGGTGTAATCGAGAACACCAGCCATGGTCAGTGCAGAAGCAACGTCTGCGGAACACATGATGATGTTGCCCTTTCCTCTACGAGTTCTTTGTGCGATTGCGTTAGCATCACGCTCGATTTGGAACAGGAGACCCTTGAACTTCTCAACACTCCAGCGTCCGTTGGAATCGACA